CGGTAGTTGGGCATTCAGCCCTCTTTTGACTTTTACACAAGGTATACTCATGCAAAATCAACGGTTTCGCTCACGCGGTTCCATGACCTTCGTGCCTAGTACTTGGCCTTGGAGTTCGTATGACCTCAACGGCCCCTGTTCGGGATCGTTAGTTTGGTCTAATAGAACACCTGGCAATACAGGCGATTGGGTAGGAACTGTTGAGCGGATGACCGATACGGTTACGCCTGGGTTTAGAAAGATGCAAAAGGAAGGTAAGGTCGTTATGAACTATATGAGTAAATCGGTTCAGACGATCAATCCTGCTGTAGTATCTGGTGAGCTCTGGGAAACAGGCAGTTACCTGCAATGCCCCGGCCCGAATCAATATTACTCGCAGTATAAAGCCTCCCCTCGTATCATCCTTGATTCGTTGAACTTTGGCATGACGCCTATCAACGGCTTTGTCTCGCCTCCGAGTCCTCTGCTTAGTGATACGCAGATCGAACGAGCATTGGTAGAAGCATCAACGCGATGTCTCAACAACCAAGGCAGAGGCCCACAGAATACGTGGGAGCTGCTGGCAGAGGGTCGTAAGACCGCACTGCTGTTCAAAGAGTACTTGAAGATCGCCTCCCTCGCTGTGTCTTCCTTACAGAAGGCTAGCTTGGTAAAGGGCGGTCGGGCACTCTCTGATGGTTATCTGATGACCCGATACGGCTTACTTCCTGCCGTTAAGGATATCAGGGGACTTATTGCGGGAATGGCTGCACCTACTGGGAACATTCGCCAAACTGTTAGAGGATTCTCCTTGGTGGAAACATACAAGGTAACACCTATGACAGGTTTGCTCCTCTCGTACGCAAACATCGACGGGACCATTATGGTCTCCGACAAATTACGTGTGCGTGCGATGAGCTTAGACGAATGGGAAGTAACACTTAGCGAGAATCTTGGTCTGTCGCTGAAAGGGCTTGTAACTTTGCCCTGGGAGCTAATTTCCTTGAGTTTCGTTGCCGACTGGTTCCTGAATATCGGAGACCTAATCGGCGCTTGTGTTCCTTCGCCCCATGTAACGACGCTCGGATCGTGCATTTCTTACGAACGTGTACGTGCGGTTACGAACACCATTGTCGGCCAAAAGCCTACTTCTGGTGCTGCGATCCACACTAGCGCGTCCGGACAGAAGGTCTTCACTCACGTGGAGACTGTACGGTACCCAGGACTGCGTAACCCTGGTTTAATCATACGCAACAATTTCGGCTTATCACCGAGCTTGGAACGGGATTATATCAGGATCGCAGATGCCGCTGCCCTTATTGGACAGCGTTTACTTGGAATTATTGCTAAGCGATAGCTCCTTTCACTATATTTAAGGGAAATCCTTATGTCACTCACTATCAATGCGAAAACCTATACCGCTGATTCGTTCCAACAAAACTCCGTTGGATATATCGGCACCCTCAAGTCAGTTAGCGTTAAGGACGATGTGTCCTTGCGCCGTACTGCCCCTAAGGTGTCGGACGTGTTCAGTGGTGTTGGTCGCACCAACGCAAAACTCGTGCGCACTCTGACGTTGACGGGAGCCAAAACGCTCACCGCCGATGCCATTGTTTCTATCGACGTTTCTGTTCCCGTTGGCTATACCGCAGCTGATGTTGACACTCTCCTGAACGACTTCGGTGCCTTCCTTGCGTCGGCATCCATGAAAGCACATGTCAAGTCGCAGCAGGTCGCGTTCTAAAAACGAACGTGCTCTGATGCGTACTATCATCGTGCTTGTGGCTTTAGTTCTTGCCACACTGGTCGTTCTGGCTGGTCCACATGGACTAGCCTTTATTTCTAAGGAGGTATCTCGTGAAGAGATCACAAGTGCTTTATCTCGCGCAATGCGAGAACAAGAAGCTTCAGTCAGCCGCCACCTCGAACTACTGGGTGGTACTGCGGTTACTATGCCAAAGCCTTCCCTCAACCGTGACGAGCCGCTTATCACAGGCGATTGAAACCCGTGATTTCGTGGCTCTTGTTGAGGGCTCTGATTGGTTGGGTGAACAGAAGTATCTCACCCCTAGCGAGCATTATGCTAGCAATCAATTGGTCGCACTTATCAAGAAGTATCCCTATCCGGGCTGTGAAGAACTTTTTCAGCCGGAGAAGGTAGCCTTCGAGAAGTTTGTTGCGGCGGAGGCACGTTGCCTTCGTTACAACCGACTCTTTCGACTCCGTCGTGCTTTCGGGCGCGATAAGGAGTCTGCCGTGATGGAGAGGATGCGGAGGTGGATCCAGTATGTTCTTGGATCTGAACCCAACTTCCAATCTATTTGGCATAAGTGTGACTTCGGGCCTGGGGCGTCTATCGGTGTTGGCGGTAATGCTACCAATCCTGCTCGGAAACTTCTGAGCAAAGGTTGGTCCGTCTCCCCGAGTGCGCTGAGCTATTTTACAGCTGCTGTCATGGCCAATCCCTTTATGCGTCGTAGTTTGTACCACGATACAGATGGGTTTCACCACGGCACAACGGCACCACATTGGGCTTTGCCCGGTATGGTTGTCCGTAAACGCTGCGAAATAGTCCATTATAACAAAATAGAGTTCGTTCCGAAGACGGTGAAGACCTACAGGTCAATAGCTGTCGAGCCATTGGGGAACGGGTTCGTACAAAAGGGGATCGATAACGAAATGCGGGATAAACTCCGCAGAATCGGGATTGATCTCCGGATGCAAGAACCTAATGCCGAGTTTGCCCGATTGGGCAGCCTCGACGATTCTCCGTGGGGCTTCGTGACCCTTGACCTTAGTAGTGCTAGTGATAGCATTTCGACGGAATTGGTGAAAGAGCTCCTTCCTGAACGTTGGTATGAGTTTCTAAACAATGTTCGTAGTAAGAGCTTCAAATACAAAGACCGTGAGGTCCCGTATGAGAAGTTCTGCTCTATGGGAAATGGTTTCTGTTTCCCCCTACAAACACTCCTCTTTTGCGCTATGTGCCACGCTGTTGGCGCTGGTGAACCCGGTAAAGATTTTCGGGTCTACGGCGATGACATCGTGGTGCGCAAATGCGTTGCTACGAAGATCAAAAGTCTTTTATGGCGATGCGGGTTCCGGTTAAATGTTGAGAAATCACACATTGACGGGCCCTTTCGGGAGTCCTGTGGAGCGGATTGGTTCGGAGGTGTGGACGTACGTCCGTATACCTTGGATGAACCGTTTGCCAACGTGCAGGCGGTCTTCAAGTTCCTTAACGCTACTCGAACGCGACCCAAGTGGGAAGCGTTCTTTGAGCCGTGCAGAAACTTTGTGCTGCTCTTGTTGAAGAAAGACATGCATTTGTGGCGTCCCTTTCCGGGAGCCCCAGATACAGGCCTTGATTCAACTGGCGATGAACACCTTACCTCGCGACACGTCAAGTACCTGAAACATGGTATTTGGCGATGGAGTGAGATGGTGTCCTCGGCGAAGGTCGATGTAATATCCGACCGAGTCGGGCGAGGAGGCGATGCTTGCATCGCGTGGTACGCGGCCCTCAGCGGTAGACCTGCTGATAAGCCGTACACCCTCCGTCACACGACGGAAACGACCGTGCGGCACGTCTCGCACGGGGGGGCCATATCCAAATGGCTTCCACCCTTTGCTCGGGATGAGCAAAGGAGCTAGGCTCTAGTGTGATTAGTTTTTCACATCTAGTTCGGTCTGGATAAGACCTAAGAGGGG